GTCTGAAGAGACTGCAGTGGCCGAAGAAACTGTTGAGAAGTCTGAAGAGACTCCAGCAGAAGAAGTTGCCAAGGCTGAAGAATCAGTCGAAGCACCAGCAGCAGAAGTTACTACAGAGGTATCTAAATCAGATGAAGCAATTGTTGAAACAGTTGCTGAAATCAAGAATACAATTACATCAGCCTTTAGCGATTTAGTTGAAACTGTAAAGTCTTTGCAGGCAGAAGTAGAAATGCTTAAGTCTTCAAAGGTTGATACAGCAGCAGTAAAGAGTTCACTTGATGCAGTCGCCAAAGACATTGCTGCAACAATTGAGCAAGTAGATAAGTTTGGTAAGCGAGTTGACGCAGTAGAAGCAGATACCGCTTTCCGAAAGTCTGGCGATCTAGGCGAGATCGTGCAGGAACAACCAGCAATGGTTGAAAAATCCCTATGGGGCGGACGTTTCCTCAAAACAGCCGACTTATTTAATTAAGCAAAATCACTTAGGAGGTGACAATATGTCGGAAGAGATTAAGAAAAACCAGCCAGGAGAATCTGGCGAACTAGGCGGAACAGCCCCTGGTCTTTATCAAGGTCAAGGTGCATTCGCTTCAGGTGGTGTTGGAGGTGTAACTTGGAAACATTCCTAACGCTAACTTTGGTGTTACCACTGGTCCTAATGCCGTAAACCCTTCGGGTGATGCTGCAAGCGGAATCCTACGTCCTGAACAAGCACGTCGTTTTATCGATTATGTTTGGGATGCTACCGTTCTCGCCCAAGATGGTCGTCGTGTGACCATGAGAGCAAACACCATGGAATTGGAGAAGATTAACGTAGGTGAGCGTGTAATCCGTGCTGCTGCTCAAGCAGTAGGCGATTATAAGAACACTGGTGCGACCTTCTCAAAAGTAGAACTTACCACAAAGAAAATCCGTTTGGATTGGGAAGTTTCTGCTGAAGCACTAGAAGACAATGTCGAGGGTGGTGCTTTGGAAGATCATCTAGTAAGATTGATGACCAACGCATTTGCTAATGACATTGAAGATCTTGCTATCAACGGTGATGGTGCAACAGCGCCATTCCTTTCAATTATGCCTGGCTTCATCAAGAAGCACAAGGACAATGGAGATTCACATGAAGCAGCAATTACCGTTGTTGATAATGCATGGACTCCAGAAAAGATGCAGGAAATTATCCTTGCTATGCCACGTAAGTACCGTGCACTTAAGAACAATCTTAAGTTCTACGCAGGTACAGATGCATTCGCAGGTATCGTTAAGAACAACGGTACATTGTCTGATGCAATCGCTGAGGCACTTGGTAAGAATGGTAATACCTATGCAAATACACAGGCATACCTTGATGGTCAAGGCCAGACATTCGGTGGAGCACGTACAACTCGTGTTCTCGGAATTGATGTCCAAGAAGTTCCTTATTACCCTGAAGGATATGTCGATTTGACATTCCCACAGAACCGTGTATGGGGCTTCCAGCGTGATATCGTCGTCAACCGTGAATATGTTGCGAAGAAGGATACAATTGAATATACTGTATTCGTTCGCTTCGGTATTCAATGGGAAGAAGAAGACGCAATTGCGTGGGCAGACTCTGCAGCAGATGCATAATCTGTAAGCAGTAACCTTTGAGAGGGGGTAGGGGTTAGATCTCCTCCCCCTCTTATTCTTTAGTATTCTGTTATAATAGTCATATAGGAGGTAAAATAATGGAAGAAAATAATTTTAATAATGAAAACAATGAGGCACCAGTAGAAAATATTGTTGCTGAAGAGGCTCCTATTGAAGCACCAGTTGCTGAAGAACCAGTAGTTGAAACAAAGGTAGAAGAAGTTGCTGCTGAAAATAATATTCAGGCATCAGTTTCTGAAGTATCAGAATCTTCTGATGCTATTACTACAAACGACTTAAGCAGATCTGCAAGTGATACAGTGCAGGCTGTAGGTTCTATCGTAAATGGTGTGATTGGAGTCACACAAACACCACGTCCAGCAAGAGAAGCAGTAAATGTTGCCCCTAAAAAGTCAAACAAAACTGTTGCAATTCATTCTACTAAGAATGTAAGTTGGTCTGGAGTGGGCAAGGTGTATCGTGGATATAATATTGTTACACCTGAGCAGGCTGATAAATGGCTAACTCGTAGTCATGTCAGACTTGCTACACCAGAAGAAGTAGCCAAGGAGTTTGGTCGCTAAATGGAAATTCTAAGAGTTCCGCCATACAACTTAACCGTTACACTTGATGTTGCATTAGCAACTACAGAGTATGAATATAAAATTGTAGATATGGCGGACTCTTCAGAAATAACTGGTGAAGTTACTTCAAGTGCTTCAAAAAAAGTAACTATTCCACTTTCTTCAAAATATGATACTCAATATAAAATCACGGTAGACGAAGAAGATACATATGTAGATGTAGTACGTCCATATATAAATCCTAATACTCAAGGTACAACTGCCAGCGAGGTAGAGTCATATAGAAAAAATGAAGAATTAGCCAGAGCAATAATTGACTCGGTTTGTGATGTAGAATTTTATTATAAAAAAAGAGTTTTAGAGACTACAGGTCAAGGATTAGACTATCTACCTATTTGGGTAGACGCAAAAAATATTTTAAAAGTTTATGAAAACAATGTTTTGTTATATGATGCAGATGATTTAGAAAATTCTATATCAACATTTGAAATTACATCAGATGGATCTGCAATAACAATGTCATATAGCGATGCAATTAATAGAGATGAATCAGCACGTATTTTATTGCCTGCATCTCCTACTGATATAACAGAATTAGATTATTCAGCAAGAGGATTTCCAAAAGGTTGGGATTATAAAATTGTTTTAGAGGTTGGATATAATAAAGTTCCATCAGATATTGTAAGAGCAACAGAATTACTAATACATGATATTGATTGTGGAAAGTTAGATTATTATAAGAGATATATTGGTGCATACAACACCGATCAATTTAGAATTCAGTTTGATAAGGCTGTGTTTGAAGGCACAGGTAATTTACTAGTAGATAAAATACTTGATAAGTATCGTAAACCGATTGAGTTCGTTGGGGTTCTATAATGGTAATATGCGAAACTCCAGACTTCGCATTCCCAATGCAAGCAGATATATATCATCCAATAGTTGAGCAGGGAATATATGGTGAAGTTAAAAAGACTTGGATATTAGATAGAACTATTGCATGCTCATTTGCACCAGCAGGAACGGCATTTAAAGAAGAAGTTATTCCTAATATTAACATAACTCAAGATAAAATATTACTTGGTCGTGCAAAAACAGATATTCGTATATCAAGCATGGAAGCAAGAAACTCAATTACTAATGTTATTATAACAAATATTAAGGATCAAAATTGTAATGAGATATATGTAGAAACTTCTGGACCACGTGCTGGCAAGTCAACAATATTTGAGATAGCAACCCAGGATCCATTTACTGGACCTTTTGGAAATGTTGAATACTATAAACTTATTATACGTAGGTCTGAAAATCAGGCGGTAGATGTATGATAAAAATGCGAGTTGACTCTAGGAAGTTTAATAAAGATATGAGCAATATTATGGAATATTCGTTTGGCTTTTTAGAAGGAATTAACAGAGGTAAAAAGGCTTTTTATACAGCGCTTGGACCACAAATAGCAGAATTAGCATCTCAGTTTATTGACTCTAACTCTAAAGTATCTCCAGAACTTCTTCATCATATATATGAATGGGATAGAGTTGGAAGTCCAAAGGCTAGACTTTTTGATATAACATTTGTTGTTAGTAATCTTGGACTCACTTTTAATTCTTCATTAAAACAATCTCAGTCAATAAAGACTGGATCAAAGGTGCCATTTTATAACAAAGCAGAAATAATGGAAAATGGTGTTGCGGTAACAATCAAACCAGTTAAAGCACAGGCGTTAAGGTTTGAGATAGGTGGAGAAGAAATCTATACATCAAATCCTGTAACAGTAGAGAATCCTGGCGGACAAACTCAAGGTCAATTTAAAAATATAGTCGCAAATTTCTTTGGAGTTTATTTTAGACAATCTTTCTTAAGAGCAAGCGGAATAAAAGATTATTTGGAAAATCCAGTTGTATATAAAAAGAATTTACAAAAGGGCAAGGATCGTGGAAGATCAGAAGGAATAAAGACAGGCTATCGCTGGATAGTCAGTGCAGGAGTTAGGGCATGACAGAATCAACATCAGTATTAAATACACCAGTTCTATGGATCAATACATACCTACAGGAAAAACTTTCTGCAGTTATTAATTTGGATACAGATGATCTTGTTCCATTTTTCCCATCAGGTCCGTCCACATTAGAAACTCTACAAAAACAGTTCCCAGAAGGTGGCGTTATGGCTGTTTGGGATAGAATGTTCAGAATGCGTAGAGGGCCGTTTCCACATATAAAATGTGAGCAAGTCTTATATTATTTTTATGCACAGGCAAATGAGCCAACAGTTAAAATGGTTAAGATACAGGAATTAGTTATGAGGTTGTTAGATCGAGGAGATGAAAGTGCTCAAGAATTAAATGCTTGGGCTAAGGCTAAAGGAACTATCGGCGGCATGGAGTGCAAATTCTACTTTCACGACTTTAAAATATATCAGTTAGAAGAAGCACGGGATATAGTAGACTTTGGAACTGCCCGAACCTATGCGGGTAATAAGATAATTATAGACTACGACTACCATCAAATGCAAGACATTATAAACTCAGTAAATTAATAAAAGGCTGTATACTTGTCAATGAGGAAACACGCCTTTTAATTTCTAGAAAAATAAAGAGGTGAAATAAATGGCATATACACGTGGTGATAGTACCCAAATTATCGTAGGTGCAGCAGCACTTTTTACGTATGAAGAGGGTCCACTACCAGAAGCAGGTGTCCTTCCAGGATACGCTTCAGGTACATCCTACAAGGAAACACTCTCAACAGAGCCTGGATTCCGTAACGTAGGTTATACAATGAATGGCTTGGAACTTCAATTCCAGCCAGACTTTGGTGAAGTTGCTGTTGATCAGGTTCTTGACGTTGCCAAGTTGTTTAAGCAAGGCATGCAAGTTAACCTAAACACAACATTTGCTGAGGCAACATTGGAAAATCTTTTGTTTGCTCTTGCAAGCAAGGATAGTAATCTAACTACAGTAGGAACAAATCCAACACTTAATCTTTCAGCAGGCGATATTGGCGAATGTCCAGTAGAGCGTGGTTTGGTTGCAGTAGGTCCAGGAACTGGAGATTGCGCTGACTCAGATTCTATTGAAAGAATTTATGTTGCATATCGTGCACTCTCAATCGAGAGCGTAACAGTAGGTGCTAAGCGTGATGAGGCTACAATGTTTGAAGTTTCATTCCGTTTGCTACCAAATGACAACGCATCATACGGTAAGATCGTAGATCGTTCTCTATAATACAACTTAATAAAAAGATTAGCCCAGACCCTTGAAAGTC